ATCACCATTTTTAACTAAGGCCATTGTAGATCCCTCTCTATATTGCCAATTTCCATTTTTATCCAACCTACCAAAATTATACAAATTATACATTTGAGTTTTAAGAGAGTTAACCTGACTTTTTAGACCTTTAGTTTTTTCCCCTTCTTTAGCGTTATTTATTTGATTCTGTAAATTGTTTGTGTCCTTTAACAATTCATCTATAGTTTGTTTTCTAACATCAAAAATATTGTCAAGCTCTACCACACGTCTAAATAATCCTATAAGACCAACTTTTTCTATTTGATTAGGTTGCATATCAGAAAATATAGGATTAACATTATTAAATAGATAGTGTTTAGCTGCTCCAGGAGCATTTCCCCAAGTAACAAATGATAACATTTTAGAAAAAGCTGCTTCACCTAAATTATGGTTTTTAGCTATCCTTTCTATATTGTTTTTTAAATGATATTTAGAGTCAACAGACCACGTTTTGAATTGTTCATATCTGGTTTTATAAGGCATTCCTTCTTTAATTTCTCCTCCAACAGGCTTGAAAGGATCTCTTAAAAAGTCTTTGAGTCTAGAAAACCAAGCATCCTTACCTCCAGACACTTGAATTCTATGATTACCAACTATATTCCTATGAGCCGCCTCTAAATCCTCTTTAGTGTATCCCTCTTTAGGATTAGCATTTTGAGAAGTTAATTTCTCTTGTTCTTCAGACAACAATGAAGATGCCAACGACTCTTCTTCTAGATTTCCTACATCTTCTTTCTTTATGATATTTTCTCCCGTTGATGTCTTTTCATTTTTAGAAATAAGAGTTTTATCCTCATACATATCTTCATTGAAGTATTGCTTAATAAACGTTTCTCTTTCTCTATTCCATTCATTATTTTCTTTAAGATATTTTATAGCTCTGTCTATTGATTTTTTTATATTAGATGTAGCCCTTAACGTTGATGACGCTAGCTTTAAAGCTACTCTAACAGCTGTTATGAAACCAAAATCAGAATATAGCACTCCATCCTGAGTTCCCATTTCATTATATAGCTTATCTAATTTATCTGCAAACCTAATTAACTTTTCATATCCCTGAAGGCTTCTACCATTTTCATCATATCCTCCTCTGATATCTGTGATGTCCTCGCCTGCGATACCACTGTCAAGCGCTGCTTGCCTTCTGATAAGCTCTGTTTTGATGTCTGTTTTAAACGATTTTTCTTCTCTGGTGATTGATTCATATTCTCCATTTGTAATTACTTTAGTGTTAACATATCCTTTTTCTACATAATTTATATAACCTTTACCTAAGGTTTCTTTTATAGCTTCTAATCTTGAGTCGAAATCTACGTTCAATTTACTCATAAATTCAGAAGAGTCGAAGTTTTCATCTACAACTAATCCAGGCTCAATAGCTAATGAGGCGCTCCCACCTGATATAGGACCAGAAGTTTTCTTCATATCATATTCAGGTACAGCTTGAAATTCCACGCCTATTATATCTCCTTTTTGATCATAATTAAATGAATAACCACTAATACCATTTTGATCCATAACATCCATAATCTGAGACTGCTGATCTTTAATTAAAGGATTGTTGAATTCTATTCTAGCAAAAGGCCTAGCATTAGGGTGATTAGGATCTACTGTTTTAGAAATAAATACAGATGTTTGATTATTATTAACTCCAATCTCTATAGCTTGATCCACAACATTAGAAACGTCTGTCCCCTTAATTATAACTGCGGAAGCTGTAATGTTTGGTTCAGCTTGATTATTGTAAACACCCTCCCCTATTCTTACATCTGCAGCCATAGGATTGAGAAGCTTTATAGATTCGTTTAAGTTAGTTTTAGCCTGATCCATTCTTACAGCACCCGTTAAACTCTGAACCATTACATGACTTAACTCTTCATCTGTAGCTCCACGATCCATAGCCTTCTTAATCTGCCTATAGGCTGTTGACTTTATACCTAACTCATTACCCTTCCCTATATAAGCGGATGATCCAACAACAACCCTCTCTGTGGACTCTAAGGCTAATATCTCAGTGTCTAAGGTCGCCAATTCTTTAGCTGTCACCGTCCTTGAGTAACCCATCTTGTCCCAGTAGAACTTCTCTAAATGCCAAAATAAAGCTTGTGCGTCTTCAATCTTTAAATCACCAAGACCTAATTCATTTCCGTATTTTTCTGTAAAATTCTTAAACACCTCTTGGCTAAATATAAAATCAGGATCAGAAACTCCCTGCTCTTGAGCCTGTCTACGTCTCCAGAATATTGGCTCAGAAGGAAGAGAAGGTCCAGAAGGAGGAAACATAGTATACATAGGTGTACTTGAATCTATTTCAGTATTAGCTTTAGCTAGACCTTTTTGAACAAAACCTTCCCAAACAGCTTTAGCTTCATCACTCATAGCAGAGTCTGAGTTTAAAGTTAATCCTTGGTTCTTGTATAAATAATCATTAGCAATCCTATACAACATGGTACCTATCCCTTGGCCTTTTAGTCCGTCATCTATATAAACACCCAGTACATCACCGCTATCATCAAAAGAGAGTTCGCCCACCAACGTGTTACCATCTCCTGTTACATTATTGTAAATCTTAACTCCATCTTCATCAATTTTATGACCTATCTCTCCAGGCCCTAACATTACATTTTCATCATACGGTACAAAATTCTTAGCCACAGCAGGTGCAACATCATCAGTTTTATAAACTGAGTCATAAAGAAGTCTCCTCATAAATCTAGCAGCCCATACGTCAATAGTTGCATTATGATCTCTTTGAGATAAATTTTGATAAAACTGTTGCGTTTTAAGAGCTGGACTTCTATCCAGCCAATTACCATGTAAAACTCTTATCATAGCGCCATTAGATCCTGCACCCCAAGTTCCATTAACCCCTCTAGCTTTTCTAATTTCTTTTTTTATGTTTTCATGGTTAGACAAACTTTTAATTGCATTAGTCGCCTGCAATTCAGTCATTAACCCATCTGTATGTTTTTTTATTATAGGATTTATTAATCCTCTATATATCTCTAATGCTTTATCTAATTTTCCTTGAGCATATAAAGTTGTAGCCTCGTTAGCTTTCTTATGATTATTAGCAGGTGTAGTCTGAGGAGAAGATGCAGCTAATAATTCAAAATATAATTTTGCGTGTGGGCCAAACTTCTCTTGAGTCACATCATTAACTCTTTTATACCATCCAGTAGCGTCTTCTGCGAAGTCTTTTAAATTAACTCCATTTTGATCAAGGAATCTTGTCAGCCTATTAAACTCGGTAAGCATAGCTCTACCACTAAAATCAACCATCTCCTCCCTTTGAATATCCGCATCCTTACCAGGAGTTATAACTTGGTTAAATATAGGTGCGTCAATAATCTCGTAATCAAATTCTTTCATTATAATCTCTCCACCTTTTCCAAACTTAGGATAACCCCATTTACTATAACTAATCTCATAGGGTTGTAATTGCATTTCAGGATTTTGTTCATTCCATAATTTAGATTCTTCTTCAAGCCTGATAGCATTTTCTACTCTCTCTAATTTACTCCCCTTATATAAACTCTTACGTATTTTAGGATCTTTAATGTTAGCCTTCTTAACCATTTGATGAAGGGAAGAAGCTTCCTGCTCAGTAAATTGATTAGGATATTTTAACTGTAAAGCTTTTATAAATTTCTTTTTATTTCCCTTTACATCGTTATATGTTTTAACAGCTTTTTGATCTATTCTAGTCACACCAAACAAAATATTATTTTTTGCTTCTTCTTTTATGTTTTTAGGTAAATCTAATTTTTCAAAGGCGTTATTTATAGCTGCTGCCAAACTTTTACCAGCGACAAGGCCAGCTTTAATAGATCTTAAAACAACTTGAGCAACCTCAATCCATGTATCTTTTGTTCCTAGACCACCTAATATATCTGATCTAATATTACCATCTTTGTTTTTAGCCAACCAATCTAATCTATCATCTATCCATGATAATATTTTATCTACCGCTTCTTTGTTACTTTCAGGGACCGACTCGCTTTGAGTAGAAGCATTGGAGTTAGATCTAGCCTGTCTAGCTATTTTTAATATATCTCTCAATTCTTTTGGTTGAATTTTTCTACCTAAAGATCTTTCTAAAGAAGAGATGGAGTGCTCACTACTATTTGCAATTTTCATTAAATAATCTATCGCCTCAGCTTTAGTATCTCCAATTTTTGATCTTGTATTAATCTCATACCATCCACCTCCTGGCTTTTTCTTTATGAAGAAATCTATACCTTGTATTCTACCTTTATATCTTTTTTCTTTATAGGAATATGAGAATGGTATATTTTGCCTCTCTTGACCCTCTAGTTTTCTTCCCCAATTTTGAACAGGATTAAAAGTTTCAAGAACAGAAAGAGCGTTAGGGAGTTTATCAAAACTCTCTAATAATCCAGATATATCATTAAGACTGACCCCATTTAAGAATTTATTAACAACTCTTTCTTGATTGGTAGTTAGTGACACATCTGTTTTTTTACCATCTATAGCATTGGATAGAGCGTTTAGAATTATATTGGTTTCAATATCTCCATATCTAGACTGTAACTTTTTAGCTAATTCTTTTGTTGTTTCAACATCTAACTTATTGTTATAAAATTGATTTTTTATTCCTTGTATCCCCTTGGCGGTAAATTCAGCATCTAATTGATCTGCAAAAGATTCAGCTCTTGATTTAATTTCCCCTTCAGTTTCTATTTTTCCCGTTGGCTTATCAGCCTCTTTCTCTCTTATCTTAGCTTTAATTAATTTAATAGCTTTAAATTCTAATTCCTTAGTTTCCTGAACATCGGAGTCAAACCTATCTTTAAGCTCATTTAGTTGTTCTGGCGTGTAATTAAACTTAGAGTCAGCAAATCTTTGAACTGTATTCCAATCTCCAGCCTTTAAAGCTGCATGATATATTTGATAATATTCTTCAATATTACTCATTCTAAGGTACAGTTCATTTTTCCCGTATTCAGAAACATTTTCTTGACCTTTATTTAAAGACTCATTTATTAAATTTTCAACAGATCTCCCTATACGACCTTTAGCGGCAGCTTTATTAGCTTCAAGAGCTTCTACACCATATGTTGTTCCATGTTTGTCTGGTTTTATATATGCTGAGTTGTCAAAAGATTGATCTATTTCTCTCTCAAATTCTATATCATTTTCAACTCTAACATTAACCTTACCATTTTTTACATCTTCTATAAATGTAGGATCAGACATTAAACTTTGAACAGTTTTCTTTGGTAATGATTTTCCATCTATTATATACCTTCCTAAAGGTTGATTTAAAGGCTTTAATATATCTGGAGTCATTTCTTTCGCTTGATCATATGTTCTTTCTTCAAGATCAGTAACTGCCTCTCCAAATGCAGAGTTTCTATATTCTTCTTTAGCTTTAATCAAATTGATAGCGTGTTGCTTATCAGAAGGAGATAATGGCTTACCTCCCTTTTTCGGGTTTGTTAGATCACTTGACCCATCAACCATCCTTTTCAATTCCCCTTCTATAGTATTAGATGTAGCAATAGTAAATGCACTAGACAATCCAAAAGTCATTACCATAGTAACCCCTAACCTTTTGAGCCTTTCATCTCTAGTTTTACCAAAAACACGTTCATAATTCCTTTCCCAATCATATCCATTTTTACTCACATCATTAACAAATTCACCAGCGTACTCTGCTATTGTTTCAGCTGTACCCCCGACCCCAATTCTCTGAGGGTAATAAAGAGCTTTTAAAGGAACTTTTTTTCCAAGACCTTCATACATCCCCATCAACATTCTTGTGTATCTATTGGTTTTTAATGCCTGTTTAAAATTACTCTGAACAAAACCTTCTGCTGCTCCCATCTCCCAACCTATAACATCTCCCCTAGTGGCTTCAAAAGCAACACTACCAGCGACCATATCTTTACTTGTTTCAAATAAATAATTACCAATCTTTGTTGATTTAGATCTATCTAGCATTTTTGCAAACCTAGGGACCTTATTTAGTAGTGTGTTAGCACCTTTTACACTCGTTGCTACAGCTCCATACCCCAATGGCATTGTTACCATTAGTTCAGCCATTATAGAGAATGTGGTTCCTAAACCTTGAGCCAACATATCACTAAAATCGATCTCCCCCTCTTCCTCTTGTAAAGCGGTTACGGGTATGTTATTTTTCTTAGATATGTTAAGCATATTATTAACTATATCAGAATCTGTAAATGTTCTACTTTTTGTCATTCCAGTAGAGAAACTTTGACCCATTTGGGTAAAGAACTCTTTAGCTTTTCGTCCTTCATATATTTTAGCGAAATCAATATTATAAGATAGAGCATTCTGAATAGCTAAAAACTCTGTTAAATTATTTTGATATCTATTTCTAAAAGTTGTAAGGTGGTTAAGCATAGCTTCCCAATCCTCTTTTTTGTATGTTCTACCAGAGAATATACCATCCTCATAAGGTCCAGCAGCACGTTTTATTATTCCACTAAGTATTTTTTTATCCAACTGACTAAAACCAAACATTAGTCCTATACCTACACCATCTTCTTCAAGTTGATCTTCAACTCTTTGAGCGGTACTTACTTGAGGGTTAACAATATTTTTTACTATTGAAGCTGGTGGGAATGCTACACTCTCAGGACCAAAAGTTAATCCCTTTTTTGATAAACCATAACTCCAAAGCATTTTTTTCATTTCTGCTAAAGTCATTTCTTGACCATTAGGAAGTTCAAACTTTTGACTATTATAAGCCTCTTCCATTCCCAATTTATTTGAGTAAATTTTATTTCTAGCCTTAGTGTATAGATCTAACTTTTCACCTTCAGTATATCCAGTTTTATATTTATTTATAGCATTCTCTTCTTTTTGTCTAACTGTTAAGTTAAATTGTACAGCATCTTCAGAGACTCCAGAAACAGGATCGGCTAATTGATTGCTCACATCATAATGTCTCTTTTTTATTTCTTCATGTTTAGACACTAAGGCAGGAAGCTCAACATTGATCATGTTTGCTAATCTTTTCTCCATCGCCAATTTCTCTGCCTCATTCTTCTCCTTACTTATTTCGACTTTAAGTTTTCTTATATCCTCTGACTTATTTCTAATATTCTGGTTGACAACTTCAATTTTATACAGGTCATTATCTTCAGGATCACCTATATCCATAGTTGTTTGAGTTAGCATTAAATCATGCAGAGTTTTTTCGTCATATAGGTTAAGTATATTTGCAGCATTAGTGACAGCCATATTATTATACTCTTTACCTACATTAGATAGCCCATCTAGAAAAACTTGATCATTTTTAGCATCCTCATAAGAATCAAATACACCATTATTTCTTTGATATTCATCTATAAACACATCCGCAAAATGCTCAGGGGTGTGTCCAGATCTTAAAAACTCATTAGCAGTTTGAACAACTAGATCAAAATTTAAGCCCTTCATTTTATTTTCAGGATCAACAATCTTTTGAATCTCTTCAAGATTACCTATAGCATATTTATTTACCGTATCCTTATCTTTTAGATTTATAGTCTTAAGCGTTGTGGCTAGATTGTTTTTATTAATCTTATCTTTTAGATCTTTTGAGTGCCTAGAATACATTTTTAGCTCTTCAGATACAGCCATAAACCTTTCCTTGTCCTCTTCATTTAAATTGTTAAAATCTAAAACGTTAGTAAATAAATTAAAGTGTTCATTTTCCGCTTTATTTGATAATTCATTTAAGTTAAGTAGAGACTCATAGTAATTTAATCCCTCCTCATCTAAAGATATTGTGCCATCTGGATTATCTGGGTCTATCTTGCCTGTAGGCACTGTAAAAACTTGATCTCCAGTGTTATCGTCTGACATTCTCATTATATCTCTTCCTTGATCAGATATTTGTATAGCATTAGGAATTTCTAATGTGCTTGTTGCTTGTCCAAACATAATTTCTGGATCATCATACTGCACTTCAAGTTTTGAAGATGTTTGATTTTTAGGATCCACCATCTGGAGTAAATGGTCAATATTTAAATTAGGGTTTTCGTGGTATAATTGAAGGGCTTTAAATACAGAAGCTGTATCTGTAGTGTTTTTTAAAAACTTTTTAAAATCCTTATCACCTTCTAATTCCTTTAATCTCTTCTCAACATCTGCACTTCTTCTAGACTTATTTAGGTTTTTAATATCTATTTCTTCCTTTATTTTAAGATCTAATTGACTTTTTATATTATCAGGAACCTGATCTAATGGTACAATTTCTCCATTTTTTAGGAAGTTTTTTGATATATCATCATAATCCCACACATCATTATCACTGCTTTGAACTGGGCCAAAAGATTGTTGCTCATCATTGACAAATGGAACCACAGCCCCCTCCTGAGCATTGAATGTTTTTCCCTTTGGAATTTCAACTATTTTTGAAGCAGGGGATGTTGTCATGGATTCTCCAGGATTTAATACTCCTTGGTATTCCCCATCAGCATAAACATCTATAGGATAACTTTGTCTACCTTCTAAAGATCTTGGTTTAGTATCATTAAAATTAAGGGTAGCTGAAGTCCCCTCTTTAGCCCCTTCTAAACCTTTCTGAATCTCCTTATCAGTCTTTAAATTAAGATCAGTTTTAAACGGTTCTTTTGTTCCCGACAACACCGATCCTCCAGTTCCCAAACCTGATAAACCATTTGCCAAATCTTTTTTTTTTAACGTGTACTTACTCACAATTTGGCCTATTTGATTTTCACTAGGTACCTTTCCCAATAGATTAGCATACATTTCTCTAATCATAGAGTGGTAGTTACCGTCAAAATTTGCTAGGATAGAATCAACCTGAGGTTGAGATGGTGTTTTTTTTGTTATTTGCTTATAAAAGTCTTTAATAAACTTTATAGCATTTTTATCCTTTTGATAAATTATTGCCATATTTTTATTTTTTAATTATTATACATTCATTGTTGGAGAAAATTCTCCATCAAACATAAAATCAAATGAGTCACCAGAAGAGCTTGACGCTCCAATATCTGATGCTTTATATTGTTTTTTATTTCCGTTTTCGTAATAAAATATTCCTTCTCTATTTATTTCTTCCGCTTTGTCTATATGTTCTTGATATTTACCTATGCCACTACGCTCTTCTTGAGTCATTAATGCATTAAGAGGAACATACACATCAATACTATTATCTTTATTTAAAGCATTGTCAATATCTGCACTGCTTATATCTGTTCCATCATCTTTTGTTAATTTTCCATTTTGGATTGATACACTTATATTTGAACGCAGGTTATTTTTATCTTGAGGAGTCCAAGAACCTAGTAATACAGGAACTGCATAAGCATATTTAGCTTGTTCACTATTTTTAAAGATAGCTTGATTGTTAGATACATCATTTTGATTATCGAATGTTATAAGGTTTCCATTTCTCCTATCTATATAAGCTATACCGATTTCACCCAATCTAGTTGAACCAGCAACACCAGCTAAAGACTTAGTCATAAATGGCGTTTTGGTAATCATACCAACATCTCTAAGATCTTTTATCATATTTTCTCCGTCAACATCTTGGAAATTACTCACTGTAAATTGTCTTGTGGCTGTTATATTAGGTATACCACTACTGTTACTTAAGTAACTTTGATTACCACCAACATCAACTTCTTTGATTAATAGGTCTTTAGTCACAGGGATTTGATCTCTTTTCAATTTACTGGTATAAGCATCACTATGCATATCTTTCATAGCGTGACCCAACATATAATCTTCTAATATATATTCAGCCATGAAATCACTATAATACTCTATCCTCTTACCTTCTTTTCCTTCTTTTCCAAACTTGTATTTAAAATCCCACTCATCAGGTATGAGTCCTTCGTCAGTCTTTCCGCTTGAAATAAGCTTCTCCACCCTTTGAAGTTCTTGCTCTGATGGGTTATTATTTCCTTCTAATCTAAGTATTTCATACGCTGTTTGGTGAGCCGCAAGAGCTGCTAGATCACCATTTGTAAAGGCTCCACCTCGGAAAATTGTTTTTCTGAAAGCTTGTCCTCTAAGGCCATTGATAGCTTCATCAGTAAAAAACTCTGTTGTCGCTTCTGAGTGTAAAATATCCCTTTTTATATCATAATCCAAACTATCAGCTAATTTAGATACAGCATCTACCTCTGTACGTTTTTCTTTGAGAACATTCTGATTCAACATTCCTATGTCCCAGTATTTGTAATAGTTTGTGCCCCCATATGTGAGATCTCCATTACCTGTAAATACAAGATTATCACCATTAAACTCTCTGTTAAAAAGCTGTTGATACATATATAATGGTTTTCCGTCTTCACCTGTAGCTTCCATAGGTGATATTCTACCAGTATTCCTTCCTTTTTTTCCCACTCTCTCAAATCCTCTTACTCTATTTCCTTCTGTGTCTAATAAATATCCTTGCTCATCAAAATTATATTGTCCATCATCATTTGCTTTAACATCTTGATAATAGTGTGTATTACCCTTATCGTGGCCATACCACATTTCACTCAGTTTTTCTCTTTCTTCTTTGTTTAAATCCGAATAGCTTCTCCCTTGCAAAACACCATCCAACATATTTTTATCTATAAAGACATCTACTTTTTTAACATCACTATCATCTAATTTTTTTCCAAGACCATACTCCCCTTCCTCAAGGTGAGCAGCTTCAAACTCTTGATACGCTTTTACATACTCATTACTGTGTTCAACAAACTTTTTAGCGTTACGAATCATGTTTTGGTAGACATTGTATATCTCCCAGTTAAATTGCCCCTCTATATCGTCTGTTGCTGTATTGTTTTTATTTAGTGAGTTTGCATGTACTTGTGCAAATCTATGGATATCTGCAGTTATCTTCTCAAAACCATCTTTAAACTTATCAGCAGGCTCTGTATCAAATTGGGCTATTAAAACCCCCGACTGCTTCATCTGCTTCTCCTCCTTCTGTTTACGTGTCTCTCGAGCCTGTCTCCTTTGTTGACGCAACTGACGCTGCCTCATTTGGAGGCCAAGAAAATCATAAGGTTGAAAATTAGCACCTTTTACAAAAGCATAACCCATAATTAAAAGTTTAGATTAGCACTAGGAAGATATCCCATCTTAGCTCCACCTTTAGCTTCTTTAGCTGACTTTTTCTCCTCATGCTCTGCAGTTACTTGATTCCATTTAGTAATTAAATATTCCATTTTCTCAAAGACTCCCTCCTCGTCATTTTCAGATAATAAAAATTCTAATTCAGACATATCTTTAGGAGGTATTATCCCTTCACCACCTGTCATTTCACCTATTTTTTCTCCACCTTGAACTATATCAATAGGGTTTGTTTCATGAGAAAACTCACCTGGTGTGACTTCCGCTTCTTCCGCTGGTAGCATATCTTGCTTTGCTCCTTCCTCATACTCCTGTATCTTAGCTCCCTTAGCAGCCTTAGGAACTTTCATCCCCTTTTCTCCTGGAAGTATCTCACCTATACCTATTAGCAACTCACCCATCATACTTCCAAAAGCTGCTGTTTCGGCCCCAGTTAAAGCTATATCGGCAGCTAATAATGAACTATATAAATCACCGTAAGAAGCAGTAAGATCTCCAAAAACATCCGCCTCTGCTCCGAAAATTGTTTGTTCAGCACCAACTTCCATTTGAGTCAAATCTCCTTGAACCTGAGCTGTTAAACTAGCTAAATACTTATCTTGTTCTTGCTGCATTTTTTCTTCTTCCAACTTCATTCCAGCAACCTCCTTCTGAGTTTGTATATCTGCTGTAGCAGCAGAATCTAATATTTGCTTAGTTCCTGTAGGCATTCCAGTCTTTCCCATTTGAGCGATAGCCGCTCCTGTTCTTCTCTCTTGTACGTCTTGAAGGTTTTCACCAAACTCAGTAGAAACAGACTCTATAGGTTTTAGCATTCCAGGTATATCATCTCTAAAATCTTTTAAATCCTGATAAGATTCAAGGCCTTGAACATCTAAACCTGGACCATACAAGTCCCAATCGGCAAACCCTTCCGATACCGTAGTGCCAAGATCCAAAGCATTAAGTTCGGATTGAATATAAGTTTGTTGTTCATCTATTGCACTCCAAATTCCTAGATTCTCAAGGAATGTTCCTACTGGATCTAAAAAATCCAATGGATCAGGTTGAAAATAATTTTTCCCCTTCTCTTTATCACCTAGTCTCATCTCCTTATCCTTATAAGAATTTTTACCTCCCTTACTGTAAGAAGGTGATATTTTAGGTCTATATGTCTGTTTGTTTTTCATTTTTACAAATATATTTATTATTTTTCACAATTCCTATTAATCATCACTAAGTTCACTGTTAAATATTGTGGCACTACCACTAAATATTTCAAGGAGCTTTTTAGATCTCTTTTTCATTTTGACCTCCATATACCTTCCTTTCATCCTATCCCCCTCTGCAAAATTAGGCCTCTTTATGAATACAAATTCGTTAAATGTACTTCCTGGTATAAGGTTACCATGATTAGGATTAAAATCTGGATTGGTTCCAAAACCCGTGTCTACATCAGAAGGATTACCATCCTGATCTAAAAACTCTAAAGGACTTCCTGTATTATCGTAGAACCCTGGATAATCATCAGTATAAAGTTGATTAAGTTGTATAAATGGTATTGTACTATCTGGTTGATTTATCATGAATTCTTCATTTATAAACCCTATACCTGTAATTGTACCTAGCGCTATATCTTGACCAAAATAATTGGAATAAGGAAAATTATTGTGATAATATAAAGTATCGGAAAATGCTTGAGAAGTGGGATCTAACGCATCAAAGTTTGAAAATCCTAAACTATCCTGATCTTCATTCTGAAATATAATATTAGCTCCTGCAAATTGAGTAATATCAGTACCACTAAGTGGGACGGCCGTTATCAGTCCAGGTCCTAATATAGAGTCTGATAGAGTATAAGTGACCTCTCCTAATCCTATCACTTCAGAGCCCGTACTACCTGTTGTAACAAAAGGTATCTGAGCATATTGCTTGTTTTCCCTCTGGTCAAAGTTATGTCTATTTATAGATGTTTCAGTCATATCTGTTTTTAAATCAACATCATAAGAAGTTAAAACCTCTTCCTCTACCCCATTCTCATCAGACTCAAAAGCTTGATTAGCCTCTAAAGTTATTGTTTTAAATCCTTTAACAGTAGAAGGGCCTTCATTTATATAGAAATCTAATTCTGTATAGTATGTTATACCATAAAAAGTGTTATAATTATCCTCATCCATATCATGTAAATAAAGGGCCCCATTCTTCCAGGAGGTAAATAAGATATTTATCTTACCATAATAATCAGAAATATGAGAATAGTTAGTAACCCATCTATTTTGTGGTTCAGCCCAAGCTATTGTAGATCCTTCTATTATATATGGGTTTTCTTCTATTTGAGCCTCTAACTCTTCATGTAACTCCCAATTAAAAGCTGAATCGTCATAAGCATCACCTGTCAAAACAGAAGCATTTAACTCCTCCCAACGATCTGGCACATTATGTATATGATCGAATTGAACTATATATTCTGTGTGTTTAGGATTAAACCCCCCTTTCACTCTAAAGAACTTGTGAAGACCTTCAAGCATATCGTTATCTATAAAACCATAGTTTTGCTCCCATTTATATTGAGGATCATATTCTTTATAGGTTTCTGACTTATCCCTAAAGTAATCTATCATTTTAACTTCAGATATAGGACTTATACCATTCTCTTTTAATCTAATAACAGCGCCTCTTCTCATATCAACCCAATAACAAACATTTCCATCTACAACAAAAGACTCAGGATTCTTACTTATTCCGTAGTGTCCATTATAAGGTCTAGGAGGCCCTAAAATCTGATTAGAAATACCAACATTCTCCTCACCAGAAGCACTTAGTATTATGTCTTTTTGAACAGGAATATTATATGTTTTATCTTCATAAATTACAACCACATCAGTATCTCTAGCATATATCCTTTGTATACTTCCATCTATCTCACTATAATCTCTATAGTTAGCGGTGTTGTTATCAAATGTACTTAGTCCATTAAAGTTTGTTGCTGGTTGGTAAACATCAGAATATGTTATAGAAGATATTTTATCAAACTTTTTATAGAAAGGAGAGTATAGGTTAGCTCTACCAAGACTAGCATGATTTGTATTGAGGTAGTCATTTAAAAAGTAAGACTCTACATAGAATGTGTTTCTACCCTCATCAATAGTGGTGGTGGCATCGATATCATTATTCAATATACGCATATTTCTCTCTTTGTAATATACGTCCCCCGTAAGAAACTCACCTGTAGCTGGTGTATCAGAAGTAAAATTTCCGAAAGCGTCTTGAGTGAACACCATGCCTTGATCCGATATTCCCCCTAAATGTCTTCTTGAAACATCAACATCATATAATTTGCTTAGTTCAAAAAATATTGTTTCCTCTGGTCCAGGCTCTTGCTTTGGCCTATATATTTCAACTGTAGATTGTATTATGTTGTTAAAGTTGTTTGTATTATATCCATTTATAGCAGTTCCCGTATTGTCTAAAACCTCTTCTATTATAATATAGTACCCATCTTGACTTCCATCCCCATCAAGGGCATTTAGTCCAGCAGCATTTAATATAGGTACATTAGGATTAGCTTGAGTATAATATTCAAAACCAACTATTCTAACGTCTATATAATTGTTAGCTCCTGTTATAATGTCTTGATCTATATTAGCAGTAACAGTATTGTCACCGTCAGTTATAAATCGTATTCTATCTCCTTTAACAAAATCATAATCCCAAGCTTCTACATTAGGGTTAGGAACATTATCCTCGTTTAACGGATCTGATGATATAAATGAATCCTTATTTCCTTTCAAACCTCTTAAGCTTAAGAATAGTCTATTATCATTAGCGTTTGGAGCATTGTTAGTGAATACATCTAAAATTCTAAATTGTATAAATTCATCTACAGTTGTATTTCTAGAGTAGAACCATCTATAATGCTTAGCCCAAGCAGGAGCCCGATGATTTATTTCCCACTTAATAGTTACAGCCCCATAAAGATCATACTCAGGTGTGCCAGAGGGTATGTCAGTACCTTCATTTCTTTCTGTAGGAAATTTAACATAAACTTGTGATCCGCTAGTTCTATCATTACTTGTTAATACGGTAGAACATCTACCTCTTTCATCGTAATATACTATACCAAAACTATGGTAGGCTCCACTTTTAAATGATGAAACTCCAAATCCATCAGGATTAGGGTCAGGCCCAGTGATATCACCATATGTTGCGCTATCATAATTAGACCCCCCATACTCCTGTGTAGGATCAGACTGTGAATATCCATATTGAGGTATTAATCCTACATTAATCATAGGAACATCATATCCTACAGTATAATTACCGTAGGCTAATCTATTATTTCCTAATATCGTTTGAGTTTGTGCAGATCTTGGAACAGCATCAAATAATCTATCTCCTTCTCCTGCGTCAATAAAGGGATATAATTGATCATTATAAAAATCTATTTCCTGTTCCGAGTTTCCACTTGTTTGCCATGCTCCAAAATTATTGTCAATCTTAGCTATAGTAAAAAACTCCCCTCTAGTTCCTTTAGGGAAATTACCTAAATCTTTACACCTTCTACCAGCCAGCTCAATGTATTTAACTATACCAGATGAGTTTTTAACAGAAACCACTATTTGGTTGTCAGTAAAAGGAGCAGGAACCGCTTGAGGAGAATTACTAGCGTCATGAGATGACGCAACAACATCGCTTATAGGAGACCATGGGCTAACTTCATTATCATAAAAATGATATCTATATCTAAATTGGAACATATATCCAAATAGATTATTTTTAGAATTATTACTGTCATCCGCATAAACATATGTTGGAGCGTGCATAGGTCCTCTTTTCAAAACCTCAACATACTGTCTTTTTAATTCCGTAGGGTAAGTATCGCTATATAAATTATAAGGGTAATAATCCTCTAAAGATAAATCATCATCTCCACCCTCCTCATCTAAAGTATAAGGACCTATATTATCTATAACATCTATACTGTTTTTTGATTTTCTAACATTTATAGAGCAGGGTTCACCATACTGTCTTGATGTCCAATATAAAACATCTCCAATCTTATTTATATCATTTATAAGAAATTCTTTTCTCCAATTAAATACACAGTTACTATTTCCACAGTCTCTAAAAATTGTAGTTATAATACCTGTTCTAAGATCAAATTCTAATATTAAATGAAATTGTCCATCTTTATTTCCAATAGGCTCAGCGGCAACCATCCAATATATTTTATCATTCTTAGTGTCCTCATAAGACCCTATAGTGGTGTAATTAATTGGAGGACCCTCTTCTTCTGGAACATCTGGTGCAGGAATTATTAAAGCGTTAGCATGCATGATACCATGAGCAGTATTAGCAAGATTAGACCAGAGCGGGTGTCCATTTATTCCTATCGACCATCCCATGCTTTGAAAGCTATTCATATATTCAGTTAAGAATAAAGGCTCGTTTTGTATTTGAGTAGCAACCCCCCAGTTTTCAGAGTCTGTCAAATCCTGTAGTGGATCATAGCCCCCATTATCGTCAAGTAATGAACTCTGTGCATTACTGTACATATTATTAATATCCACAAACCCATGTAAATTACTGTCAAATAAACCTGCAGATGTTGGATAATCAGCCCATGCGTGAGATGAGTTTTGTGGTAAGGCTCTTAGATCTATATAAAATTCTCCAATTTCTGATTCATCACCCTCAAAAAGAAGTGCACAAGCATATTTCTGTCCTGGAGTGTAATTTGGATGACTCGCTATATTATTTAAAACATTTTCTCCAAAAAAATATTCTTCATTAAAATACTCACTAGTATTATCAATCACGCTAAGAGTAACACCTAAACCAGCAAAAACATCTGCATACTGCTCAACAAAAAAAGCTAAGTAGTCCTTCATAGTTGAAAAAGTCTCTCCATTATATGATATTTCATACAGTAGAGATGGTGTAGCCATTTCAGCCAAACTAAAGCCTAAAGCTATGTTAAAAGTCATTAAATCAGGATATCCTATTTGCCCTTGGTAGGCTTGAGCATCCATGTAGGTTACAGGTAAAGCTGGTAGATTTGAAAATGCAGCCTCCGAACCTTGATCTGGCTGACCATCAAAAGTTGAAGTTGTTATGCTGTCAAAATTACCAGGCCAAACCATTTGATTAACTAAACTTTCTTCATAAAAATCTTGAATTAAATTTGTTTGAAAAGAGGTGTCTGGACCTTCGGGAGAATAATTATTCCAATAATTAAACCAGGGCATAAATAGAGTTATCCTTCTAATTCCTTTTTTAGTTCCAGGATCAACACCTGGAAAATCATAGTTAGATAATTTATTACCCTTTATATTTTCTATAACTCCCTGAGTATTAGCTTCAGACGCAATATTCCTAATATTTAAAGCGTGGTGATAATCACCATTCTTCAATAGTCTAGGATCCATATCCCTATCTAATCCACCTAAAAATATTCTTTTCGACTGTTTACTAGGCATCTAATTAAATTTTAGGAGCCTGCTTAAATGCTTTTCTTGTAGTCTGCATAGCCTCAACTTTATTAAACGACTGCATTCTAGCTCTCGCAAGCCTCTTCTGGTTATAATAATCTTTTTTTGCTAATAATTTTTCATTCATATTTATAGCCCTCTTTCTATATATTGACTTCCAATATATGTAAGACTTAAGCGCTTCCTGAGCAAATGAATGAATTTTTATTTTTTCACCCTCTAGGTCCGCAGACCCATCAGAGATATATTCTAATACTATTGTTGATCCAGAACCTGAAAACTCTATAGTTCCATCCTGTAAATTCTCCCTGTAATATCCATTTGAGTTATTTCCACCTCCCTGTCCATATCTACCCCATAAACCATCTCCAGGAGTATTATCTGTGAATATAGGAGGATCAGCATCTGTACTTTCTTGGTTGCTTTGCCCTGGGTTTTTAGCAAGATTCATTCTATTTTTTGCACCCAGGTAGTTTAGTTCGTTACCATTACTTACAGCTATAGAGATATAGGCAATATAATCTGTAGGCAAACTTACAGTATTCTTGTGATCCACCTCTAACTGTATTACTTTTATCTGTCTAACAGTATCAAAGTTTAACTCTTTCAAGCCGTTCAAGGCTATGTTAAAATACCTTAGATACTCATGTTCACTAGACTTACCCTCTTCTATAAGAAGGTCTTGTATTACTTCATCAACTGGTATAAATTGCGCCATAACTATTTAATATTATCGTTACTCATATCATCAGCCGCTTTTCTCATTACAGCAAATATTTCAACCAAATTTTTTATTATTATTTTCTCATAGTCTGCTGGTATTGGATAAGGATCATTATCTCCAAAACTTTCAGATGTAGCTATGTAAGTTATATTTACAGACTTTGAAGTTAAAGCATCCATGCTATACTGATTGTAAAAATATAACCTAGGCTTATTGAGATATGTATCTATATAATAAAACTTCCTTCCAGACTTCCTTACTGTTTTGTTATACAATGAATTATAATCACCACCTGAAGGCATTCTAGTGTATACTATAGGTTTATAATTTTCAGTAATCTTACTTTCGTCAACGCTTAAGTCTGAATTTGGAAGAACCGAAAAAGCATTTCCTGGAGTTATCACATCTATATCAAAACCTCCTCTAGCTTCTATTTCCTGAAATGACAAACCATATAAAGGATTGGGATTAACATCTACTCCAGTGCTGGTATTCGTGTCGATTCTGGTAACAGCAACATTTTGTTCTTTAGCTATTTTTTCCGCATTATTAATAAGAAAGTTTAGAATCAAATCATCAGATGTAACAGTTACGTCTGGAGATATAAACTCAGTTGTATACATGGTGTCATTTATTATAAATCCTACCCCATGAGAATTTTCATTACCTGTTATTTGACTATCTGCCGAATCCTCACTTTGCTGTCCAGTACCAGTTGGGTCGTTAGTTATAGACCATCCAAGACCTATATCGGCCTCAGCTTGAGTTCCAAACTCATTAGCACCACCACCTTCATTTCCGTTAGCATTTTGGTAACGTGGTCCAGTTCCATTAATTGTAAAATTGCTAATATTAGCTCCGTAATTTGTTGACAACCTAATCTTGGTGAAATACAGCATAAACAGTACAGCCCCATCGTATAGGAAATTATCCTGATTACCATCTGGAGTTGACTCTGTAACACCATATCTAATGTCAAAATCTTTAACAAACTTTTTAAATCCAGGGCTATTCACCATAGCCTTAACAAAATTAAGGTGAGTATTTTCAAAACCATCATTATTTTCAATATCAACATTAAATGTTATTTTATGAGTTTTAACTCCTCCATATTGATTTTGCGAATTAACTCCGTTTGCTAATAATGTAGTACCTATAGTAAAATCAAAAGAAACTTGATAGCTACTATCTAAAACTTTAGGTCCAAGATTAAATACTATGTCTACAGCATCTCTGTTATATGTCACGTCTCGTATATTACCACTAATATTGAAAACCTTAGTCTTTTTTTTAAAGATACCTGGAGATGAAGCAACTCTATACATTCCCATATCATTAGGTAGAGAAACATAACCAACAACAGTGTTATCACCATCGCCAGTAGGACCATCTTCATCTGATAAACTAGCGTACACAATACCGTTAAGGTGATCGTAATCCTGGAACAAAGGAATCGATCTACTGGTAAGCCAAGCTCCATTAATCTCCAACTCCCCTTTAGAGGTTGCAGTAGACTTAGTGTATGTCCAGTCCATTATCTCTGCCTTAATAAGAGAATCCCTTTCTTGATCAACAAGGAGCATTACCTCCCTTATATCCATAGAGTTGTCATTTGACACATCACCGCCACTGACTATTCTCATTACTTGTTCCGCTATTCTATATCTTGTTGTCATTTCGTACTAATTGATTGATCTTTAACTTTAGCCTCCGCATACGCCATAGGTTCTTGGTCTCTTAATGATATACCTATGTAAGAAAGCATTCTTTGTATTATTTCTCTATGAGTTTTAGAAGGGAGGGTTAGCTGTGTTGTGTTTGTGGATATTGGATTGTATACATATTGATCATTCAAAAGATAATAACCCCAATGTGGAGCCACAGGTTTACCAATATAAGTTAAATAAATATCATTTGTACCTTGACCAGTCGTTATTTGTTGAATTTCATTATTATCATTATTATAAGTATATATTCTAAATCCTTTGTCATGCATTACAGCAATCATTTTATCACTTTCTACAGGAGTAACTTGACTTTTAAATCTATTATCTAATTGATCTTGTGTAATTAAATCTATTTTTATACCATCAACCATATCAGCGGTTTTAAAATATAATCTCAAAAAATGTAAATATTCACCCATAACAGCCTGCTCTTCTTGATCAAAAATATCTGGAGGGTATGCGTGCGCAAAATTCGCAGAGATATAGTTGAGATTCTTTTCCATTATAACAGTTCTTATATCATCTAAAACAGAATGATTCTGAACTAATGTCATAGACGCTCCTTTGGCTTTTTCAGCTTCCGTCTTATATCTAGCTACTCTATCATGTATTAAATCCAACTGAGCCTGTTCAGCTAATAAATTAAACTCAGAAGGCTTTATAAACCCTCTTTGCTCTTTATTTGCTATAAGCTGTATAAACCTATATAAGTTGTCTATTGTCATCTTAAATCCTTTTGAGACAAATATAGCAAAAAAAAAGGAGGTAACAAACTTGTACCCCCTTTAATATATCTGTTAAATATATACTAGTTCATTTTACTAAGCATTAATTTAATATGATCTAATGTAGATTGTCCCTTTTCAGACATGCAATATTGCGCCATATGATCCACACCTTTAACACCTAAAGGAACGTGAGTTATAATAGGTCTGCTATCACCTTGAACCCAATTAACCTTTGAATTGCCTATAGATATAATATTATATTGACAAGCTCTCATTAAAGTCTCTTTTAATTCCGTCATAGGATCATCCATACCCTCTATAAATAATTTAGGATCTTTTTCAGCTCTAACCTTCATATCATATCTTATCTCATCAGTAGACTTATTAACATTAATACCTAGAACCTTAGCGTATCCAATCATCTTATCTAAAGGCATTTCTAAAGCAAGTTTAACAGCGTCTAATTCAGCCATAGATTTCTCTAACTTTTTCTGAGCATCAACTTCTGGAGTTAATAATTTAAATGCTGGTCTAGTAGACTTATCTCTATTAGAGTTACTTTGATTTAGATTACATAAGTCTAAATATTTTTTTAAAGTAGGATTTGTTCTATCAACAAATAAAAGTCCATTACTAAATGATATAGCTGATTTCACTTTAGCATCCTCTTTTTGTTCGTCCTCAAATATAGAAGACTCTCCAGGTATGTATCTAATTTTTCTGTTTATGTCCTTATCTGGATCGTACACGATATCTTCTGCTTTAACCATATATACAACAGGGTATATAGTTTTACCTCTCTTGTCTTTACCGCCATTCTGTATTAATTGATAGATAGAAGGTTTTGTATTTTTTTTCTTAAACCCTCTGTTTAGATTTTTAACACCGTGGGTGTTTGATTTCACCTCAGGGGCTGTAGGAGTCTCAACAGTTTTCATAACCACTGGCTCTACAGTCTTTGTAGTTGTTGTTTTTTTCTTTGTCATTTCTAAAATTAAATTAAAATTATTATTAAGATACCTGTGGAGGGAGAAAAATTCCCCCTCCTTAGATATGTTCTTTATACTGCCTGTATATCATTTCAAGACAGTTAGCAATTATTACGATGCGTCAACCACTGCAATAGATGCACAAGCTGTAATGTGCGTACTGCAAAATACTGATTTTTCACTGTCAGCAACACTAATAAAGCCATGGTTACCACCACTCGGTCTATTGATAACTGCAACAATGTCTTTAATAGCTTCTTGGTGCTTGCCAGTAGCAACGGTAAGTACAACGTGAGCTGCATCTATACCTGAGTCAGCGTCATTTTCTTGGCTAGATTCAAAGTAAACTCTCAAAGAGGTCGCTGATGCGAACTCCATGTGAGACATTTGTGTAGCAGGAAAACAAACCGCCTCTTCAGTACCCGCTGTTCCATCAGGAGCAGCACTTGCGAAATATAAATATTTATCCATTTTTTATAAATTTTATAAGGTTAATAATTAAGATTTCTTGATCAACATGTAACGATTCGCAGCGAATCCTTCAAAACCTCTCTCAGTTCTATAGTGAGATTTAAGTCTATCTTGAGTCTCTGTTTTATTCTGTAGAACCGCAGAACCTGTTAACCAGTGCTCCATCTCTCTTGAATAACCATTAGCAGCTTTATATCGCATTCTCAACGAAGGAATCTTTTCACCACTCTTAGCATCTTTCTGCATATCCATAGGAATACAAATACCCCATCCTGGATAATTAGAACCAGTGTGAGCTGTTAATTTAGGGTGATTTAACAAATCATAAGTTTTCTTATGGAATGTGTAACCTCCTCTTGTGAAAGAGTTGAAACCTAAATTCAATGCCATGTTCTTATTATTTTGGAAAGTACCAAAGTTAGCACCACCAGCAGCATAAGCACCTTGAGCAGCTAATAAATCATCAATATCTAAAGATAAATTAATACCAGCGTACATAGCCATTTCTTTTGCACCTCGGTATTTATCTAAAGACTTAACAATATTATCAAAGTCCGCCATTGTAATTGCAGAAGCTCCTAAGTCCATCGATTGCCCTTTGTTAGCAACAAAGTCAAATAAACCTTCTGTACTTCTAAGAGTAGATAAAGATTCAGATGTTCCATCAATAGTAGCAGAAGCTGATGTTAATGTAGAGTTGCTAATTTTTCGACCTAAAATCATTTGCAATTCGCAATAGTCCATAAATCTTTTATAAGTGTCAGCTTCACCCTTTAAATACCAAAGATAACCTGATCCCATTTTTTCATTATCAACTTTTACGTAAACTACGTTTGTAGCTTCAGTACCTGAAACTTCAAATGATTCTTTCATAATCATCACGTTGTTTTCGTATTCGTGTAATAATGGAATTAAAGATCCTGGTTGTCCTGATGATTCAGGATAAGCATTACCTATAATAGACATTTCATATGTAGAACTAGCTGTTTTGTCAGATCCCCACGTTGTAAGTGGAAGTATTGTAATAGGATCAATAGCGTTAGGTGGAGTAACTACTGTTACGTAACCCATGTCACCATCTGCGAATAAAACAATATCCCCAACTCTTACTGGGTGATCATTATCAAAATCATTAGTATCTATATTGTCAGTTATAGCAACATCAATAGCATCCGTACCAGTTGCCGAAGCACCTGCGTTACCATCAGACTGAACTGTAACTGTCATATCATTATGTCGGAAAGCTTCCTCATAATGTTCAAAAGCTGTTTGAGAAACAGGAGCCTTAGATCCCATTAACTCTAGAAGACCAGTAATACCTTGATCTCCATATCTTTTTATTAATTTCTCCGATACGTCACGTTTATGCAACTCTCCAGAGGTTGTTGTTAAAGAACTAACATAGTTCTCCGTAGTAGCAACCTGAGCAGCATTTGGTGTTAAAACCATACCAGAGCCTAAACTTACTGTAGCCATTTTTTATTATTTTTTAAAATTATTTATTTATTAATTATCCAATTCGTAAACCCTCGCCCTCTCCATGTATAATATCATCTAATGTTTGTCGGATTGACTTCTCTCCTCCTGTAGCTTGTCTAGTTTCGTTGTTAAACGAAGGATTTTTAATATCCTTTACTACCTGCTCGGTACCTTTAGATCTATACTGGTTGGCTACACTTCTTACAATATCCTGAAAGTTATTTAAGACAATCATGTCTGTATTTAACTTATCAAAGTTCCAGTTTCCATTATCATCAACATATCGATTAAAGTAATTATTTAAATTAGAGTTAGACTCCATTAAATTCTTTCTATGATCTTCTGATAACTTGAATGTAAACTTTTCCCCTTTGTCATTAATATCAAATGTTATAGATTCAACATCATTGACCTCTTTAGACATATTGTTAATCCATTCTTTTTTTATAGATTCTGCTTGTTCAGTATTCATACCTTGTTTTTTAACAGGCATTTTATACTTATTCTGCATATCTATAAGATCTTTTCTTGCTTGAGAAACGTCTTTTTTCATTTCAATCTTTCCAAGAGTTTGATCTCCTTCACTGTGTTTATCCTTATCTAACTTATATTTAGAATCCATTAAAATTTTAACTTCATCCATCGTTAACTCAGGATTGGTTTGTTTTAAATGTATTCTCATAACATCTTCATTAGACATTTTAGAATAATCCACAGCTTGAGTTCTTATGTAATCAACGATACTCCTGCCCGTTTCACTTACAAATTGATTCATCTTCTCTATCTGTTCGTTAGCAAAAGACGACTTTTGTTTCGTTAAAGCATTTTTCAAAGAATCTACGGAATCATAATCTGTTTTAAACTGATCGTTTATAAATTTTAAAAATTCCTGCCTATTCTTTTCAAGGTTTTCCTTGATCACACTCTCTTCTTGAGACTGTTTATTAGATTCATTATTCAAAGAACGATTGTCACTATCTTGTGTTTCTACTGGAGCCTCTTTTTGAGTTTCCTCTTTTGGAGTTTCCTCTACTGGAGTTTCCGTTGTAGAAGTTTCACTTGATTCATTTTTTGTTGGAGTTTCCACTTGTGCTTCTTCAGCTGCAGGAGGTTCTGGTGTAGATACATCTATAACCATAGCTTCTTGAGCTGAATTGTCACTAGGAACCACCTCTCCGCCTAATTGTTCGGCAAAGATTTCTCCCATTTCATCTTTCATATTAAATTAAATTAAATTATTACTATTGTGCAAAAATACTCATTTATATCTATAAATCAAATATTTTCACTTTTTTTTTACATTCCTAATGTCATGTCTGGATCCTGTATAGGACCTTCAGTTCCCTTTCTTTGCTCTATCATTTTAGATTGGAAGTGTGCGCTTTTAGCTACTGTCTTCTCTCTAGATTTACCCTGAGCTTTACTGGCTTCCACTTTACCTGAATTAGTTATCTGTATTTCTCGCATTCTTCTTTGATGGGATGCATCTTCAAATTGATTTTTCATCTGATATTCCATTTGCATCTTCTGCATCTCAAATTGAGCATCAATCTCCTTCATTTTAGCATCTATCTTCATCTGCATCTCCATTTCACCTTGTTTTAATTGAGCCGTCATCGCTGCTGATTGTTGTTGTTGTTGAGAATTAGCCTGTATTTGACTTTGTGCTATCATCATCTGTTCAGCTTGATATTTTTTTCTTCTTAGAACGAGCATTCTATTAGCTAATTTAACATTACTAACATCTCTTATAGCAATAGCATCTTCTAGCCTTAATTCTTTTTGAGCTATAGAGAGCTGTATAGATTGTTCTAATTGAGCTTTTTCTTCTACATCAGGCTCGATATCTATACTTATTCCAAATTCATGTATAGAAATATCTCTGTTTACAGCTATATTTTTCATAACCGACTCCCCAACAGCTTTTATATATCCTTTTACTGGTTTATTATACTCAACTATATCCTGAAGTTTTAAGCATATAGACTCTCCAGTGTCTTTAATTATTTTTAAATAACCGTCATTTATAGATCTGGTAGCATTATTGGAGGCCATTAACTGCATCTTTTGAATACCAACAAGGGCTTCACTAGATGGTTTAGCACCATCTCTAGCTTCATTAACACCAGTCACATCTCTAATCATATTTAAGTTGTGTTGATATATTTGTATAAGTTGAACCATGTCCCTACCTATACCATTTTCAAGTTCTTGAATAGGAACAACATTTGTTACTGTCCCCTCATCATCCGTTCTTCTGTAATATATATTACCCGTTTGATCATATATCTCTTGCAATTCCAACGGTGTAAATGTTCCACCATCTCCTTTAGACACATTCTCTAAAGATCCTATTTCAAAAGCAGCACCTTTTGGCCTAGCTTTAGCCATGACCTGCTGCATTTTTAAGTGAGCTAATTGTATCTGATCTGCAAAAGGAATCATTCTCTGAACTAGAGAAACGTTTCTCATTTTATTAAGATTTGGAGTATATATTGTATAAGACAATTTTGTTTCAGATAAATTACTTTTAGATCTAGACATATTCTGAGCAAGACCATAATCAAAAACGTGATCAGATCCCACTATGTATTTACCACTATAAACAACTTTTACAGTGTTACTAACCTCCTCTCTTTTATGTTTAGACTTTTTAGGTGCTTTATAGTTACCTTTCCTTTTACTAACTGAATACCCACCGAAAGAATTTTCTTTCTTTTCATATTTAAGATCATAAGTAGATATAAATTCAGCGTCCATTATCTCTATAGAAAATTTATCGTACTCATTTGCGTATGATCCATAATTTGAAAACCCTCTGCCAAACAAATTATCATCCTCGCTTTTCTTTCCGTATGTTTCTGCTATATATTTATACTCCTCTTCAGTAAATTGATCTCCAGCTATTCTTTTTAAATCAGCAATAGTAATGGTGTATATCTCTCCTGCGTGCTGTATTTTTCCGTAATCTGGAGACTCTGAATATGAAGTTATTAAATTAATTGGATTGACATACTTTATTTTTATTCCATGGGATGGGTCTATGTATGTTTTTACAGATGCAGTTCCTATAACAACCAAATCTCTCACCAATCTCTTTTTCAACTCATCAAAATCATTTTGTTGTAAAACAAATTCTATACCATTTTCCAGTGATATTTCTTGAGCTTGCTTGTAATTCATCTGCATAAATAACTCCAACTCCTCCATATCATCAGGAACAAAACCTTGCTTAGTAAAGTCTATTCCAGTGTTTTTAGTCATAAAAGCATTAAACTCTTTAGTCATCATATCAGCAAAAAGCTCTCTAGCGTCTTGTTTTCTTTTATCTATAGACATCTTATCTATAGCATTGGCTCTAATCATAAATTCCTGATTAACCATTCCACCACAAACAACGTCTACAAATTTAGGAACTATAGAAACTGGAGTCCAGTCTATATTCATGTATGAAGAATCTCCTTCAACATCTAAGAGATCTTTGTATTTAGCGACACTTTGAGTACCTTCAGCATAAGCACGCATTTTTTCAAAATGTCTTTTTCTATCTTGATAGCTTAGGTCAGTGTTATTTTTCCAGTCATGGTACATCCTTTTAAAATACTGTAATCCATATTCTTTTTTTAATTTTTGTTCGTTTGTTGCGAATATGGTTGGATATCCACCTATTGTTTCAAATTGAGTATTCATTTATATTTTCTTAGATATTAACCCTATATTTCTATACTTTTTTACAAAGTTAAGATTTATTTTTTTTACTTCCTTTTGTCTCACATGCTTTTGTGAAGCTAAAAGTGCTAAACTAGAAGCTACGGTAGCATCATATTTTGTTCTGTTGTCTGGTTGAAACCTGCTCCAATCATCTAGTAATCTGTTAAAATAACATTTACCCATCTCATCTGTTTCAGAATTTAAACCAATATAATCATACACATAGCTAGCAACAGCTTCTGTTTGTGCATTTAAAACTGCCACTCCAGTAGAAGGTATTCCTTTTGTCTTCTGCTTCCTACTACTTTCTGTATGTGTCGACTCTGGTCTGTCCATTAAGTATTCATAATAACCCCTTCTTTCAAAGTATTTTATTATACCCACCTTATTATTCTCTATAAGTATAGGACAACCATAGTAAACACAAGTTTTAATAACATCCTCATAAAACATTTCTGCCTTAGGAGGTCTAGCTATATATTCACAAACAAACTGATTTGAAAAATCATCCATCATGCTAAATTTTTTATAAACATAACATGCCGCATCAGATCTTCTACCGTCAGTAGTTGTGTCGTGATCATAAGGGTCACATCCAGCTACCATTTCTATTTTGTTCCCAGGAGATTTTCTCTTATAAATCATTCTGATATTATTCCTTCTATCTTCTGGTGGTAACCAAGATATTCTCCATTTCCCTTGAGATCCAGGTTTCCATTGAACGGTTGTGTCTTTTACACCTCCGCTCCATATAAAATCACCTCTAACAATTAAGTTAGTGGCTTGCTCATTGTAATCCATCTGTTGATATATTCTTTCAACATCAAATGGACTATGTCTTGAATCACTTCTAAAAGCTTCTTCTATTGTAAAAGGTCTTTGCCTCTTCTCCTCAGAAAGCTTTGTAGTATTTTTTTTGTAAGCATCTCTTATGTTTTGAAGATACTCTTTGGCTCCTATAGTTTTACCTATAAACTTAGCCTGTTCTTTTGTTGGGGTATCTACTACAGAAAATCCATATTCATCTATAAACCCCTCATACCCATCATACGCTGGAGTAAAATAAGAATACATTCCTGATCTAGTTCTACCATTAGCATCTCTTTCTTCTATATCGCTATCAAACCATATATTCTTAAAATTCTCTCCTCCCGATATTTCAAGTTCATTAACAGTAGAAGGCATAAAACATTTACCAATAATTCTATCTCCTAATGTTAAACAAGATCTTACAACCTCCCAATTCTTTTCAACACTTGCCTCTGTCCATTTACCAGCCTCATCACACAAGTATCTTATTAATTTAACGGAGTCATATGAGTTCTCTCTCGTATTCCTCCAGTCTATTTTACTATTTAACGCCTCAGATTTTGTAACCTTAGCGTAATTCTTAGTTATCTTCTGTCCTGGTGTGTTAAAGCTAAGTGTGCTTTTAGGATTATCACTACCATCTATTATAGGTTGAAAGAAAAAAGGTAAACTCCTAAACATATAAACAAGCTTATCTGTGAACAATGACTTCGCATCTGCTCCAGTTTTACTTGTTATACCCCCATGAGAATTATATCTCGCTGTTATTTCATGCAACAACATAGAGGCACCTTTATATGAAGCTCCTTCCCTTCTATGTTTTACCATAATCATACCAAAACAATCTGGATCCTGCTTACATATCTCCCAAAATATAAAGAATCTTCTATCTCTATCTCTATACTCAGGATATCCTATATCCATTTTGCACCAGTTTAAATAATAATAATGCTCCCCTGTTATATAGGTTGGTTCACCGTTATTCATAAACCACACTCCATTATTCCTTCTTTCAAATTCCTGATCTATAAACCAAGAATATTTAGACACAGTATCTACATTTAATCCATCAGGCATTTCTGTTCTCATCCACTTCTGATTTTTCTTGCTCAGATCTGAAAATAATATGTCTTTTTTCTTAGGCTTAACAGGAAGCTTAAATTTTAAACCATTTACATTTATATATCCTGCCATAATAAATTTTAGCCAATTATGCAAATATAATAAAATAAATTGTACTCTCTATTTTTTAGCGTATTTTTCTGAGAACCCAGCTCTGAAAGATTTTTCTTCTAATTCCACTTGATCTTCTTCCGTAACCCCCTCTGTGATTTGTGTTTGTATTTTATGTATAGCCATAAGAATATCTTGAGCATCCATGAAACACTCTTTTTTTGCTTTCATAGCATTTCTAGCTTTATCATCTTGTAATTCTGGATCTATTGGTTTCTCAACCTCTTCTAATAAAAGATCAAAAGCCTTATTCCCTGATGATATCAGCTTTTCTAGTTTTTTGTTTACGTTTACCTCTTTCATTTAATTTAATATTTAACAATACTGAACACCTTTCATAATACTCCATATCCTCATAATAGTTTATCATAAAATCTATGAAGCTATCAAACACATCCTCATCCACCTCTTCTTCCACAACGTTCCATAAAAAGTAGGGTCTCTGTGATGAGTCTAATATTTGTTCCACAGACTTTTTCCCTGTTAATAAATCATAAGAGTTAGATACGCATATATCTATTATTTCTTGGGTTCCGATCATTGTTCTATTTTTGCTAATATATCAAAGTTACGCATTCTTAATAACTTTTCCCCCTCAATCTGCATATCATATTCAGAATTTTTTGAAAAAACAACCTCATCACCCTTCTTTATTCCCATTTTTTTAAGATCGTTATTCATATATTCTACATATCCATACAACTCTTCATCTTCTGCTTCAGGCTTTGTGTATATACCAGACTTAGTAATATAGTTAGATTCATCTTCTACTTTTTGCTTTACAAAATTCCAGTGGTGAACCATTTTTAATTTACCATCTCTAACCCTAGCGTATATATGATTCCACTGAATACTATATACATTTTCTTGATCATGAAACTTAACTTTATTATTTTCTCCGACTAAAAAGTGATGACAATATACTTTATCTCCTTCTTTTATATCTAGCTTTAAACCTTTGGGTAAACCTACAGGTAGTGCAACAACTATGCCATATTGCCTAGACAGCCTTAATTCATCAAAAGAAGTATCTAAGAATAGTTCCTTACCATTCACTATTACAGTGTCTTCATGAGTTTTTTCTACCTTTACAAAATAGCAGTCTCTAATTGGTCTCATATTAATTAACCTCGTATTTTTCCCTTTCTTGAATATCAAACTCTATAGCTGTAGGCTGATCAAAAAACCTTTTCCAGGGTCTTGAAAACTCATCCCCTTTAGCTTTAACATACACATCATATACAACTTGCTGGTGTTTATACCAAGCGGCCTCGTCTTGTATGATTGCTGTTATCTCTATATTTCCCGCATTCATTAATTGACCCACTTTATACGTAAGTCCTTGTTTAAGATCTCCTATAGTAATCTTTCTAATTATAGGATTTATAGACTCTATCTCTCTCATTTTAAATTGAATTATTATTATCTTCTGTTTCTATATCATAATGATATTTTAACTGATCTTCAGTTTCTATTGGGGTTCCCCCTATATTGCAAAACCCACCTAACCTTATTGATTGAGCCATCTCCTCATACTCTTCATGCTTGTCTTTATGTAAAGCAACTTTTAATAATATTAAGTATCCTATAAGATCTGATACCGTATCTTCTGTCTCATCATTAATCCCTTTATTTTGTATACGCATAAGTTTATCGTCTATACGTGCACATATTGAGTCTATTGCTGATCCGCTTGAAAATACATTTGCTGGGTTTGTGGCTGAGTCGCCATAGTTTCGGTTCTTCTCTAAGAGAAGGTTTTTCATAGATTCGCACACCTCTTCTATGAGTTGTTCTGTTGTTTTCATTGTACTGTATTAAATTAAATTTCCACTAATATAGCAAAAAACTTTTAATAATACAAATACTAACGACCTGTCACTCTACTTATTCTTTCGTAAAATACGTGTAATGATTTGTCTGAACCTGTCAATGATTGAACACCTATAGCAGGATATAATGCTTGAGCATCTGTAAGTGCATTTGATTTTATTGTAGAAACGCTTTGAGTATCACCTCCAGCAACTGCTGTGGTCGCTAATCCGTATTGAGTGTCATTGACGAAAACTGAAACCTGTCTACTTGAATCTATCTCTATTCTTAGTCTGTATATTGTACTTTCCGCTACAGCTATTCCTAGATCGGTTACTATATCAGTTCCTCCTACAGAATAAACAAAATGTAAATTAGCGTTAGTTGTTAAAGTTCCCAGGTCGTCATCAGTAGCAAATAAGAAATATGCTTGTTCAGAATCTGTAGTATAGAGTCCTGTTGATGTCTTTTTCAAACCAGCCCATATACCTATATTAGCTATGTCACTTGCAGTTTTAATAGAACAATCCCAATGGACCTGAGCATCAGTTCTCCACATAGACACTGACCACATAGAAGAATTAATAGGATCTGCATCTGCTATACCCCTAGGGTATAATATTACTTGATCATTATCAGCCCCGTCTGTTGTTATGACAATACCTCCTTCGGAACCAACCCATGCAACGTCAGTACCAACACCATCAGCATTAGTACCCGTTATCATTATGTTAGGGTTTTTATATTGTAATTTAGAGAATTGATCAACATGAACCCTAATGATTCCAGATCCAAGATCTATAGGACCGCCAGTATTATTACTTAGGGTTACAGTAACTGTGTTTGCTGCTGTAACTTGAGCCGATAACTCTAAATCTGCAACATCTAAAGAAAAAGAAACTCTAGCAAAATCTCCAAGTGCAGCTCCTGTTACCGTTATCTCTTCTGCTTCTTCATCCCCATCAGCTATATTACCCCAATCTTTTGTTTCTGTAGCGTATAGATAAGGTTCGGGTAGCTGAGCAAAATATTCTTCAAGCTCTATTCTTTGAGATGGTCTCCTGAATGATCCTGTCCCCGTCATCTCTACGGATCCGTTAATAACAACTTTATCGTTAGTAGTGTCTACAGTAAATAATGTTGTATTATTACTACTAGTAATTTTAAAGGCATCTGTAGATGTTCCAAGAGCAAATAAAGCTGTGCCTGAATTACCTCCTACGTGTAAAGTGGCTGTAGGCACACTCTGGTTAATACCGAAGTAAGATGTTTTAGATGTTATTCTAGAAGCTTGGTCTTCCACATAAAAATATGTGTTATTACCAGGAGAGGCAACATCAATATCTCCAAGTTTTACATTAAAAGATCCTAAATAGTCACCTATATAAAACTTATTATATCCGTTAGTATTTTGAACCAACATAGACTGAGTTGCTGTTCCTACAACATGTAAGTTAGCTCTAGGAGTTGAAACAGAAGATAAATTTAAAGATAAACTACCAACTATTCCAGCTGTAGACTTACCTAAATATAAAGCACTTTGATTACCATTTCCATCCTCTATTCTAGGGGGTGTAGAAGAATTGAACCCAGAAGAAGCATCCGTTTTAATTAAAGTTTTATAGGTATCTTTTATTTTCTGCCCTGTTAATGTTGCCATTCTATATTATTATTATCATTAATTATTATGTGTCTGTACATGTTACATCATCACCAGTATCTCCAAACACTTCAGCTAACCATCTATCAGAAACACCATCTCGTAAAATAGCTGTTACTCTAACAGTACAACCCACCGTAACACCTTCAGCCATTTCTATAGTGTCTCCATCAACATCCTCAACGCCGTCACTTCCACCTTTATGATTTACCATTAAAAAATTATCGTTGTTATCAGTGCTAGCTCCCATTGTTTTAATAGAAATCTTTTTACCTGATGCTGCTGTGGCATTAACAACAAACGTAAACATCATTCCAATATACTTATTAGTTTGGATTTCAGGAAGTACAACAGTACAATTATTTGTTCCGTCAACGAGGACAACGAATCCACTATGTTCAGCTGTTAAAGTAGTTGTAACATCCCCACCTGACGTCCTTATTGATCCTATTGGCATTTTAAATCCAAGACCCCAACCATCTCCAGCTAAGTTAGTTGCTGGAGTCGTACCCTCACCGTGCCAAACTTTTGCCGCTATGTCGTCGTCATAGTTTCTAAATTCCATATTAAAGTTATCGGTAGCTGATTTGAAAACTGTTTTGCTTACAGTCATCTGTATATCTACCCAATTAGATCCACCGTCTGCTAACCAAATATTACCTCCATCTGCATCAAGTGTTATATCTCCATCTGCATCTAATGTAATGTCAGAATCTGTAGTACCATCACCAGCTGTTGCTATTTCTAAATCACCAGTGTTTTTTACTGAAATAGTTGCGTAATCATTTGTAGCATCTGCATTTGCCTCAAGCTTAATGTGTGTGCCAGCGGTATTAACTACTAATCCATAATTACTATCAGCACCATCACAATCTATATGTATACCGTAAGCTGAACTTGTTCCAGAAGTAGCTCCAACAACATCAATATCCATACCGTACAAACTTGATGTCCCTAAAGATGCTGAGTTAACATTTACATCAATACCTGTATCATTATGTGCAGCTGTGCCCGATGATGCAACGGTTCTATCAAAGTCAACAAAAAGACCTACAGAGTCTTGAGCTGCGTCTCCTGAGTAGTTTGCATCTACTGTTACAGCTTTAGCTGTGCTTATACTAGTGTCGAGAGTTTGAAGGAATGTAGCTTCTTGTGCTGAGCCCAACGAAAGAACATTATTAGCTGTAGTACCGCTGTAAGTATAAAACTTTAGGTCAGCTGAATTTACACTACCAGCCCAAGTGTCAGAAGCTAAAGCTTCAATCCTAGCACCAACTTCAAGTGTATTACTAGTATCTTCAGCTCCTTTGAATTCAATTACACCAAGTCTGTGACCACTTGCCATAACAGCACCATCATTTTCTCCAAGTATCAACTTACCTCCTTGAGTAGCACTACTAGTAGTATCATCTATTATTGAAAGAGAAGTGGTGTTAAATGTTACAGTTCCTTCAGGGGTAAACACTAAGTCTCCATCAATGTTAAAATTTAAGTGTGCGGTAGATCCACCACCATCTTCTACTGTTGTTATAGTTGTTTCTCCATCTGTTGTGGTTGAAATAGAAAAGTAATCATCAGCATTTGCAGAACTTATTAGTTTTATATCATCTCCTTGAACACCATCAGTATTTTTTATTTGAAGACCTATATTTGTGTCAGCGCCTGATACATCCACTCTTAAGCCATAAGCCGTGGAGTTTCCAGAAGTAGCCCCGTTAACATCAAAGTCAGCACCAATTAATTCAGATGTTCCTAAAGATGCTGAGACAATACCAATTTGCAGAGCTCTATCTACATGCGTTGCTGTTCCACTGCCAGGGACTGTTCTAACAAAATCTACAGCAAGACCTGACGCTTCATTAGCATCAGTACCACTTATATTAGTGTCTACTAGTAGAGTTTTTCTAAGTAACGATGAGTCTACTGTTTGCACAAAGGCACTTTGCTGTTCTTCAGTTATAAAGAATACTTTATTAAATGTGGTGTTTTTTACTGTATAAAAATTTAGTTCACCAGAATTAACGCTACCACTCCAAGTAGAAGCAGCAAGGGATTCTATTTTTGCACCCACACTAACAGTATTACTGGTATCTTCTGCACCAGCGAACTCAATAACTCCTAATCTATGACCATCTGCCATAACAGCACCGTCATCAGAACTCAGTCTTAAATTAGCTCCTTCAGTAGCGCTACTAGTTGTTGTGTTTTTTATATCAAGAATACCAGCAGTTGAACTACCAGCAGGAGTTGCAATACCAATACCAACATTACCGTCAGACTGTATAGTCATTCTCTCAGCGTTGTTAGTTCTGAAGAACATTGAATTGTCGGTATTATCATATCCCAGAGCACCTATGTCATAATCACCCTCATCTCCGAAGTTAAGGTGTATGTTACCCCCACTCTTTGATAGGAAAAAAACCCTGTTATGAAGAGCGTCACCAGAACTAGCTCCTAGATCTGATGTAAAAATTCCTGTCGTTTGTGAAGCCAACGCTGATAAGGAGCTAAAGTCGTAGTCTGTACTTCCCCTTTGTACCGAAAATGGTATATCAGTTGCTGTTGATGATTCCCCGAAGCATGCCTGACCCCATCTTTTAGCTATTGTTCCTATACCTCCTTCGCCCGTGGCTCTAGGTACTACTCTTGGTGTTGCCATATTATTTCTTTTTTATATATTATTTATATTTAACCATTAAAAGGATTAGGGAATACTGTATCATCTATCGGCATAAGATCTCCATTACTATCTACATTCCAGTATCCTTCATCGTATGTTTCTTCTAGTTCATCATCAGAATCAGTAGGCATATAATCATACATGTCATTTACTAATCCAGTAGCTGTATCTAAATCCCAAGCATCATTAAAGTCGTATAGTGTTGGGATAGGTGTTACTGCATCGTATGTGTAATCCGTTTGGATTCCGCCAGAAGCTGCTTCCCACATATAGTCCTCTATAACTACCGCTACAGAAGAAGTTCCAGCACCCGCCAGATCTCCAAAGACTAATGAAGCTCCTAACCCTAACGCCATATCTTAATGTTTTGGTGCCAGGTAACATATCACTCCTCCATCTGCATCTGCACCCGCCATCTTAAACTGAGTCCATCTTCCATATATAGTAAGACCTTTAGGGAATATATTTCCAGCATCTATTTGTTTACCGTTAACACCTTCATCTCCATCATCTGCTGCGTGAGCAGCGTTAGCTGTGTTCATAAATATTCTAGATCCAGAGGCAGTGTTCTCACATAGCAATCCGCCACTAGCTGCAAGTGTTGTATCTGCCATAAATGTTATAGCACATATGATCTTGTCAGAAGGTGGAGTTACAGCGTCTGTATTATCAATGAATATTGATCCGTATTGTCCTAGAGTAGCTTCTTGTGCTTTTGTTCCTGATAATGCCATTTTATATTATTTTAAATTGTTCCGTACAAATATAGTAATTAATTCCAAATATAAGAAATATTTAGTATATTTGCTTTAGTTTAATTAAATTTAGTAACTTGAGTAGGGATAATTACTTAAAATATTACAGGGTAATACTGTTTAATTTTAGGGATAGTTATGAGCTTAAAACGTCTGACATCGAGTTTTTATTCTTTGTTTATGATATGGAAAGCTTTACTTGCATGGATATCATGGTTGAATATAGATCTTCAAACAGTTTTATCACCAGGAATATCCCAGAGTTGTTAAATAAAGGATATATAAAAATATATTTAGAAAGAGCACATAATAGAGCTAGAAAATATATGATATCACAACAAGGAAAATTATTAGTTACAAGATTTTATAGATTGCTAAAAGAAAGTGAACATGACTTATTTAAATAAAAACAAAACGAGAAAATTTCAAAGTGGAGGGAAATTGAATGATTTCAACTACTGGGCCAACCCTGATTATAGTGTTGATGAAAAATTTGAAATACGAAAACAATTCAATAGATTAAGTGAGGAGGATCAAAGAAAAGTTAATCACACAATAAGAGAGGGTTATTATAATCTGTCTGGTCAAGAAAGATCGAAATTTAATCGTGATGAAACATTTGCTTTAAAAAGAGGAAATCCTGTTCCTTCTTACAAATTTGAGAGAGACTACTATGAAGCAAATCCTCCTGCACAAGGAGTAACATATGATGATCAACAAAGGAAAGATCTTATGAGAAGTAATGCTGGAAAAGTGAACGTTTTCTCTGCTGAAAACCCTTATATATTTACTTCTCCAGAAATGAAGCAAAATATGCCAAGCTGGTATAAACCCCATGTGAAAGGTGATCAGTTTCGTGGAGGCAAGGGGAGAAGTATTATTATAGATGATAATATGGCTGAAAGAATGAATGCTGCCCTAAGGGGAGGTAAGTTAAATCCAGAAACAGAAGATTACTTTAATCAACTTTTAAGTGGAAGAGGTAGAGGGGGAGTCGTTACTGTAGACTATGAAAATCCTCATATGTATAAAAAATCTAAGTCTGTAAATGCTATGTATACAGGAGACCTTCCAGGAAAAGGAGTTATGGACTCGTATCAGGGTGGCGTGGCACCGACAGACGCTTTAAAGTTAATGGAGAAGTTTGCGACAGATTTACATACAGATTGGGAAAAAACACTTCCTATAAGTCAAAAAAATGTAGGTAAACTGGAAACTACAACACAGAGACTAAATGTTCCTTCAGCAAAAACAAGTCCTAAAAATCTGAATGTTTCAACTGGAAGAGAAATAAATCCTGAAACTGGAAATGATATAAACCCTGAAACTGGAAATGATATAAACCCTGACACAGGGAAAGATATAGCTCCATCTGGAGGTGTTACACAAGGACCATCGGGGTCAGCGGACCCTACATCATATCAGAGAACTCCAATGTCTTTTGTTGATGATGGAGATCCTATACTGAGCTATATAGGTGATGACGATGATGATTTTGTTTTTACCGATAAAGATGAGTTAAATATAGCATATGCAGGTGAAGAAGAAGAACCTATTGAAATTGCTGATCCTAGAGGGCAAGATGCTACGTATGATTCTATAGAAGGTAGAACAAGAACAGAATATGATCCTGCATCTAGAGATGAGTACACATATAATCCTCAATCTAGAACTTCTTTTACAGATTTATATACAGACCCAGATGCATATGTAGAAGAAGATGATGAGTATGATCCTGCATCTAGAGATAAATACGAATATAATCCTCAGAGCTTTCAAGATGGTGGTATCGCAGGTGGTGGAGATAATAACGGAAACGGAGACGGAGACGGAGACGGAGACGGAGACGGAGCTGATGGAGCTGATGGAGCTGACGGAGCAGATGGTGATGGTTTAGACATAAATCAACAACAATTAGATGAGATAAAGAAGTTGCAAGAAGAGATGGATGCTATGCGAGCACAGTTAGATGCATTAGAACAGCCAAATGCAATTCAGGTTATTAAGAGTAATCCTAGAAAATACCCTAATCTATACGAGATTAATCAGAAAAAATTAGGTTCAATATTTGGAATAAGTAACATAGTATGACAATGATGATAATTATAGAAGGCGTAAGTGATCATTCTCAAGAGATGAAAAGAAATGGGAAGAATGGAGAAATGGATGTTTTTGGTTATCAGACTCAAAATTTTCATATATGCCCAGGAGCACAAGAGGCGTTTGCTAATTTAATTAGACAAGGATTTAGAGGAGAGGAGGCAGAAATGGTTATGAATATAGCCATGCTGGTAGATGAATATTTGGGTCTAGAAATACAAGCTAAAGAAGCTGGTGGCGATGCAAATATTGTACATGATATGATAGATAAAGGAAATAGCGCCATGTTCCATTTAGGATCCCTAGCTCAGAAAGTAGGTAGCGAATCAATGATTCAACTATTTAACTTTATGCCTGATCACGTTCTGGTTGCGGTGGGAATGAAAGATAATGAATACAGTTCAGGACTTGAAGGAATGGATAGTAGCGATTATGATATGCCTATGGAAGATGAAGGTGGATGTCCTTAAGACCTTACTTTAGATCTATTTCTTCGATATTCAACTCTAGACTTTTTACACCCATCACATCTACAACCTTTTCTATACGCTGTAGTTGACGGACATGGAGCCCCTTCTTTTTTTCTGGCAGCAGCATAATTACAAGAAGCATGTGAAAAAGCTACGTTTTCTAAATCAAAGAATTTACCTACAGGATCAAATGTGTCTAACCACGGAGTCTTATGCTCTATAGTCATTCTCTTAGCTGTTTCTATTTCTGCACCACACTGGTAACACCAGTTAATTTTTAATCTTTTAGCTAAACTAAATAATAATTCTTTCTTTAATCTGTTTGAAGCGGTGCTGGGATTCATTCTCAGCTGTTTAGTTTTTTTGGTTTTAATACACATTATTTTACTAAATAATCATATAATGGACTCCCTGGTTCTATATCTTTAGTAAAAACACCCTCGGCATGCATGTCCGCATATTCATTAAAAGCTTTTTTATATTCATCAGAATTTCTACCATGCGTTTTGATTATACTTTCAAGATTATCTTCTAAACCCTTTTTAAATTCAACTGGATCTATATTACCTCTTTTAGTTAAAACAGGTCCTGTAGATGTGCTAGGTGATGATACAACTTTATGTGATCCACCACTAGGAGGCATCTCTTTTAGTATGTTAGACCTTGTATTTAACATATGTTTATAATTTGACAACTTCTCTATTTCATAGGTAGCATCCTCTACTCCATATTTTTTGGCAATATCCCGAACTGACGTTCCACTTCTCCAATCCCTATTAGCATAATCTTCCATGGCTTTATCAAATCCTGGCCCGTACTGCTTTCTTAGTTCATCTTCTGATTTAAATATATTCTTATAACCAGGAGTTTCTTCGTATTTTTTTATTTGTCTGTTAATATCATCTAACCTTGTTTTTGCAGGTATTTTTTGTAAAACCTTCTGCACCCCTTTAGCTGCTGGCTTAGCAAATTTTCCGAAAGGAACGAAACCTAAAGCGGCTTCACCCACAGTTTGAGGTATTATAAAATCTTTAGCCACCTCTCCCATAACCTCTGGGTCTGGAGTAGTATACTCTTTCTCCCTCTCTCTAGCCTTTATATTATGCTCATCGGAAGGTAAATACATAAAATCCTTCGCACCATCCTGAGCCTTCTTTATATTTTTCTTATTTAAACTGTAACCTCTAGCTTTTCGATCACCAGGAGTCCTGGTTTGATTACCCCTGTTTTTAGAAGCCTTCTCTAATACTACGGATCCATCGGACATATGAGAAACATCCTTGCCGTCACCATTACCATAAGTACCCTTATCTCTATTGATTTTATTAAGCTTAGAACGCTTCCTTATCGACGAAGGAGACGATTGAAACTTTTTATATTCTTTTTTGTAATCTCTAGCCATGGGGCAAATATAATAAAAATTATGAGATATGCAAAGATTTGGGATAACTATATAATATAGTACACCTTTTTCTCTTTCCGAAATTGATCCCTTCAAACGGGGTGGGTTAAACATATGTATACATCTGTAAATCAAACATCGATTTTTGGCTCTCGCCCGCATTGATTTAGTCCATATCACACCACCACCAATAACGATAGCAAAATTTTATATTCAACAGATATATAAAACAAACTTGATCATAATGAACACAAAGTATATAAACATATTACCATTGATAGAGAGAGAGTGTGTATGTAAATGATTTATTTGGTTGAATGTAACGAGTAAAGATGCGAGGCAAAACCCCTAATAACTTAACAACAAATCTACCTAACAAATTGAAACCAATATCTAACCATATCGAAAACCCACAAACCAGACCATAAAAAAAGGGGGCAAATGCCCCCCTTCTTTCTCGTAGTAAACCCCCCAATCTACCACGAATACCCCTTGCTATAATCAAAGTCATCTGGATATGTTTTGTTAAAACTCTCTTCTTGCATCTCTTCCATTTTGCTGACAATAAAGTGTTCTACCTCCGAATATATCTCGCTATTATCATCAAGTTTATGTCCTAATACTTTAGCAATTTGAGTCCATATATCATTATTATTTAGCACGAAGCTGACTCTCTCTGAAGCAGTATCGTTCTTATAAATAAAAATAGATTTTCTCTCTCTTAGTTCAGTTCTTCCAACTGATTTTAAAATTTTTCCTCTCATAGTTAGTTAGTTTTATAGGTTATATTTATCTGTTAATTCTTCTGCAAGTTTATAATCTTCTTCTTCAAATTCACAATGGTAATCGTTCATCTCTAATCCAATATATTTAATGGACATAAACTTCAGAATTTCTAAGCAAAATTTCTTTGTTATTCTCTTAGGTATTTTATTATCTAATCTTTTATGATGTAGTTCTTCTGCAAATTCATCAATACACGGATAATAGGTTACTTTCATTCTTGTTCTCATAGTTAGTTAGTTTTTAATTATTAAATCTATATCTTCTCTTGTTTCGCAATCAATGTATTTTCCATATTCTGAAACTCTTGGAAGAAATAAATCCTCTTCATTAATAAGTCCGAATATATCGTGATATATAGTTAGTTTAATATCGCTCTCAGTAATGTTAGTATTATTACACAAATTTCTGAAATTTATAAAACCTATTAAATTGTTTACATACTCTTCATTCTCCCATAATACATTAAGTATAGGGAATTTAAATTGATTATATACACTTGGTTTAAGATATCTTCTTAAAATATCATTTGCTTGTTTCATTTTCTCATTCATAGTTATTTAGTTTTATATATTATTTTTTTAATGTAAAAATTGCAAAGGGAGTATTTATTATACCCATTTCTTGTAAAACTTTTAAAGCAGTTCCTTCTTTCCAATATCCACTATCTTCAACGGCACTTAAAAATTGTTCTTCAGAAATTAATTCCTTTTCTTGTTCTCCTTTAAATTGTCTATGTATTTCCATATCTATTTAGTTTTAGTTAATTAATTACCACTAATATAATGAAAAAAATTTACATACAAAAAAAAAGGGAGATAAAATTAATTACCTCCCCAAAAACTAAACACTATTTAAAGTGATCATAATGAACATCATTGTCCATCTTCTTTTTATTAGAGAGAGAGAGAGATTTGAATGTATCTTTTATTCGTGTGTCCTTCTCTGACTCACTCTCTATAAACTTATTCAATAATTCTTCTGTACTCATAGTTATATTTCTTTTATTATCTCTATTCTCACATTATCATTCTGTTCTAAATAATTTATATAATCATCATCTTCATATAATCCCTCTTTATAGTGTCTATAATTGTTTACATATATTATTTCATCTACTTCCTCTCTCACTTCTTCTATTGTCATTTGTCTTGTTGTCATAGTTATAGTTATTTAGTTAGTAATTCTTGTTTATTTTCTTTAATATACTTATAGTATTCTTTTCTCTTATCTTCAAATTGTTTTATTTGCTCGGCAGTATCAACCATTCCATTGTCATCTAGAATAATAAACTTGCTGAAGATATGATACTTGACTCCATCATTAGCAATCCAGTATATAGATTTTTTATACTCAATCAATTCTTCTTTCCACTCATCATAATTTAATACCTCCCCACTATTATCAACAATACATTCTGTATGTCTTTCCAATCCATTGAATACAGCCCACCCGTGAGCATTATTTAAATTTATGTCATACATTCGCATAACCTCCTCGTCTTGTAAAAAACTCTCAAGACAATCAAATCCTAATGGCTTAGGACTACCATATTTTAAATGGCTTACATCACATTGACATTCTACTATTACTGCTCTATCCTCTTGTAAAACAATAAGTTCTATAATCTCTACTTTCATAATTTATTTAGTTTATTAGGTTTATATTAATTGTGCAGTATGTCTGCACACTTCGTATTTTGCAAATATATATATAAATAATTGAATAAAAAAAACTTTCATTTAATTAATTAACATTCACATCTGTTAAATGAAAATAATTTACATTTTACTAGGATTATTAAAAAGAATTTATATATCTTTGTGGAAAGAACTAAAAAATGACAGAACTACAAAAACTAAAAGCGAGAGTAAAAGATATGGAGGACAACTGGACTCCGATAATAAGAAGTAAGTGTTATAAATGCGAGGAGGATATAGTATATACAGAAGTATTTTACTATTGTCCTTTTTGTTTAGAACATCAATAGAATTACTAACTAAAATACTAGTCATATGAAAATAATTAAACAGAGCAACGAGGTAAACGAAGTATCTATATGTATAAGTATGGAAATAATAAACATTAAGTGTAGTATATTTGGATATATAAATTTTCAGGATATGGACATAGATTTGTGGATAGAGGAAGAAGATAATATGGACTTAGATTCAGAAGAAGAAGATTTATATTCTTGGTGTGAAGATAATGGTGTTGATTACGATGAGTTAGAAACTTTTATAATAAATAACTATAAACTAATAGATGATGAGTAAAAATAAGGAAGTAAAACAATTAAATAAATGGCTACACAATAGGAGTGTTCTAATTAAAAAACTTGAAGAGCAATTGTCAGAGCTAAAAGAGAAACACGATAACCTAGATAAAATAAATGATATATTATGGGAGTTTATATGGGAAAAGGACTATGATAATATACAATCTAGATTAGAGGAGGAAGGATTATAATAACTTAAAACTAACTAACTATGCCTTATAAAAGAAACATAATGGACACTATCATTGATTACGAAATGGGTAACCTATCAGATCTTGGGGTTATAAAATTATTCTGCGAACTTATTAAAACAGGAAAATGTTGGAATCTTCAAGGGCATTA